TACATTGCTACAATAACAAACATAAAACCATACGAAAGGAGAGTGAGTTTTTGCTCTCCTTTTTTTGTGTAATATTGTAACATTTTTTTATTACATTCGTATAAAAAAGAAAAACATTTATGGAGATAAAGCAAATTCTAGATGAGATTTCGAGTGAACCTGGAAAGAATCAGAAAATGGTTATTCTAGGTAAGTATGCAGACAACGAACTATTGAAGCGTGTGTTGTATATGGCAAACTCTAGTCGAGTGAAGTTCTATATCAAGCAAATTCCTGAGTATACTCGTAAAAATGAGCAAACAAATACGTTGGACTTTGTTATCAACGAACTAGGTCATATCTCAAGAAGAGAGGTGACTGGAAATGATGCGTTGCGTTTCTTAAGCGATTTGTTGTCCACATTGAGTCCAAATGATGCTTATGTGATTGAGCGCATTATCGAAAAGGATCTTAAAATTGGAATGGATTCTAGCATTAATAAAGTTTTCAAAAACCTTATTGAAGAAACTCCTTATATGGGTGCAGTTTCTTTTGATGAGAAGAAAGCTAGAAAGTTGTTTGATAAGGGTGCTAAGGCATATTCGCAAGTTAAGATGGATGGTCGCTATTGCAATGCCACAATTAACGATGGGGAAGTATACCTAGAAAGTCGTCAGGGCGAACCAACAATTGTTACTGGTGCAAAATTTTTAGAGGAATTAGCTTTGTTGGACAATATGGTTCTGAATGGTGAACTGACAATGGATGGAGTTCCACGTTATGAGTCGAACGGAATTATTGCCTCAATTATTGACATTTGCGGAAAGCGTGATGCAAGAACTGAACAGGAAAACTCCAAGAAACTTTCTACATTCGAAGAGAAGCACGGAAGTTTCGAAGATGCATTGGCTAAAATTCGTTATACGGTTTGGGATGTGATTACCATTGATGAGTATAACGCAGCTAGTTCAAAAACTCCATACAATATAAGGTTAAAAAACCTATCATGGTTTATATTTGGTGGCGAACATACTTTAAGTATGGTCTCAATCATTCAAAATAGAGAGGTGAATACATTCGAAGAAGCAATGAACCACTTTAAAGAAATGCTTGGCAGAAATGAAGAAGGTACAATTCTTAAAGCTCAAAATGGTGAGTGGAAAGATGGCAAGCCGACTTGGCAAATCAAACTGAAGTTGGAATTGACTTTGGATTTGGTAATCACTGGATTTAATTATGGTACGAAAGGTACAAAGAACGAGCACGTTGTAAGTTCTTTGAATGCTGAGACATCTTGTGGTTTACTCAAAACTCGTCCTCAAGGATTGAAAGAAGACTTGATGAAAGAAATTACCGAGAATCAAGAGAGTTTGTTGGGCACAATTATCGAAGTTAAATGCTCAGGCCTTTCCTTTGACAATACGGGTGCATATTCACTTTTATACCCAGCATTCAAACACTTCAGAGACGATAAGGGCACAGCCAATTCATTAGATGAGTGTATAGAAATTCAAAACGCAGCTTTAGGGCTATCTTAATTTAAAACAATAAAAATGAAAAATTTAATTTTAGTATTATTCGTTGCGATGAGTGCAACATTGTTTGGTCAAAACAAAATCAATTATTATACTTCTGCAGGATTGTCAATTTCAAACTCAGGAGATACAACGTTTTCATATTCTTCTTATCCATCTATTGAGTTTGGTGGAATGTATGACAACATTGGAGTTGGGTTGGTGTTAGGAAGAAGTAATCTTTCTGGGTTTAGGTCTGATGTGATTAGTAATTATTGGTATGAGATAAAGACTTCCGCTTGTAAAACAGTAGGATCAGCAAGTGTTTACGGGTTGTTTGGAATTGGAAACTACTTGTCAACAAAAAGAGTTTTTATCGAATATGGTGCAGGTATTTCTTACACATATAAATCAGTTAGTTTTTTTACACAAGCAAGTAATTGGGATGGGTATTGGTATGTAACTCCTGGTATTACTTATAATTTTTAATCTATATGAATATTTTTAAACCTTTCGAAAGTGTTAATGGCAAAGCCAAGACACTGATTTTATCAGGATGGCTATTGTTCGTAACTGCTATGTGGATTATGTTTTCATTCAGTGAAACACATATGTTCCCAACTCCTAGTCAGGTATTTGGCGGAATGGCCGAACTATACAAAGAGGGTCTGATAGTGCATATATTTAGCTCTCTTGCTTTGTGTGCTAAATCTGTACTTATTGCAATCGTTATCTCATTATCATTTGCATACTTATCTACTCTACCTATTATATCTCCGATATCAAATGTTTTGAGCAAATTTAGATATTTGCCTCTCACTGGTATTTCTTTCTATATTGCAATTTTGTTGAGTGATGGTAGAGCAATCCAAGTGTGGGTTCTTGTAACTTTTATGACAACCTATCTAACAACTTCGTTACTTGCAATGCTTAAGGATATTCCCCAAGAAGAGTTTGACCACGCTAGAGCGCTTGGTTGTAATAGATGGGAAATACTTTGGGAAGTCGTTATTAAGGGTAGGCTCGATTATGTAATAGAGGTAATCAGGCAGAATCTTGCTATTGTATGGATGATGCTTGTAACTGTAGAATCAATCTTAGCTGCAGCGGGAGGATTGGGATTTCTAATCAAAAACTCAGACAAGATGATGAACCACGGAAGAATCATTGCGTTACAATTAGTAATTTTACTTGTTGGATTATTTATGGACTTTGCTCTTACGTTCCTTAGAAAGAGACTATTTAGATACTCAAAGATTTAATTATGGTTAATTATATTTTAGGTTTATTAAAGGGGATGATAATTGGAATTTGTATCGTAAGTTTAGATTCAGATTATTGGGGTTATCCTTTGGTTGTAGGCACACTTACATTAATTGGTGTTGTAATTGAAATTAAAAAATTATATAGGAAATGAAATACGAAATTAAGGAAACAATACTTTATTTAGACAATGTAAGTGTTGCATACGATGGAAAGACAATTATAAAAGATATTACTCTTTGCGAAAAAGATGTAATCTCTGCAGGAAAGGTGGTTGGTCAAACCATTGCTATTGTTGGAAGATCAGGAAGAGGAAAGTCAACTTTATTTAAAGCATTGACTGGCCTTGTGAAACCAACAACAGGTCAAGTTTTAATTACAGATGTCAATAGTGATATTAAAGATGATGCGAAGCTTGTATCTGAAGGAGATGTTGGTTTTGTAGATCAAAAATATACACTATTCCGTCATAAAACAATTCAGCAAATTTGTAACTTTGCACTTCGTAAGAAGAATATAAGCAAAGAAGAAAAGGCAAGTATGATTGATAAGTATTTGACTGATTGGGGGTTGTTCGAGCATAAAGATAAATACCCTTGTGAGCTTTCAGGTGGTCAAAGACAAAGAACCGCAATCATTGAACAAATTCTTTCTTCTGGTCATTTTATGGTTTTTGATGAGCCATTCAGTGGTCTAGATGTTGGAAACATTCAAAACGTAAAAAACTCATTCAGCTTAATTCAACAAAGTCATGAGTTGAATACAATTATCTTCTCCACTCACGATATAAATTTGGCAGTTGAATTGGCTGATAGTATTTATGTGATTGGACATAAAGATGGTTGTAAGGACTATAGTACAATTGTTAAGCATTATGACCTTAAAGAGATGGGTTTGGCTTGGGAAGATTTTAGTCCAAAACATTTAAAACTAGTAGAAGAAATTAAATCAGTATTATTAAATTCATAAATCATGGCAGAAGAAAAATCAAAAGCAAGAAATCAAAGAGACATTATTATTAGTGTTTTACGTTCTAAATTTAACGAATATTCAAATCCAGATTTATATCCAACAGCAGCGATGGATATACAGATAGATATGTACCAACTTAGAAAAGCATGTGCAAAAAGCTTTAGAACAAAAGTTGACCCAAATACAAAAAACTTTAAACCATACAAAATTGAATCTGTAAAAAATGATATTCTTCCGAATATGATTTTACAGTTTGGTTTTAGTGCTAAAGAAAAAGGAATACAAATTCGTAGTGAAGCAGGTATGTTTGCTTTAAGATTTACGGATGATTCTGTTATGTTATTCGCCCAACGTGTTGTCGGAATGGGTAGAAATCAAAACGTTGAAACTTATGCGGTTGCTACAAAACAAACAATTAACAAGTATTATTCATATCTTAATAAAGAAGCGAAAATAAACTCAAAACCAAAAGTAGGATTATTTAGAGTTTCGATAAAATCAACTCCAACAGGAGAAAATAAATTAAACTATTCACCAGTTAGGCTAAAGCTTAACGGTAAACAAGTTTATCATCAAAACAAAAAATTGGTCGAACAAGATGTAAGTCAATTTTTTGATAATATTGATTTATATACACGATTTAACCAACCTGGATCTAGAAGACTTCTTTTAGTTGGAGAACCTGGTGGAGGAAAGACAAGTGCCGCAAACGAAATTGCAACAAAATATGCAGAAAATATGTGTGTTGTAATTGCAACAGACTTAAAAGCTGTAATGATGCATACATATAATATATCAAAGGCAAATATGCCAACTCTTATTATATTGGAAGATGCTGAATCGACAATTCCTTGGGGTAATTCAGATGTTTTAAACTATCTAGATGGTATAAACCAACCAAGAACTGAAAAGGGTTGTTATATGATTTTAACAACAAATTTTCCTCAAAGAATTGAGCCAAGAATTTTAAAAAGACCAGGAAGAATTGATAAGATTGTTAAATTCGGAGTTTTAGATCAAGTTAATTCTATTATGTGTACTAAACATTATTTCAACGGAATTTTATTTGATGTTGAAAAAGATACTGCTTCAACAATTGAAGAAATGTTAAAGCAAGTATATGAAAAAATTATTGCTGTTGATAATGAAACAGGAATGACTGGAGCTCAAATTAAAAACTTATCTGAAGCAACTATTTCTTATGCTATTTCTAATAAAGTTGAAAAAATTACCATTGATACACTAATTAAAGTTAGAGAGCAATTAAGTAAAGACTTGAAAGATGTTTATGAAATGGCGGATGATGAAAGTATGACAACCAATAAACCATCTCCGATTGGTTTTGATACAACAGGTCATACTAAGAGACATCATTGGGATGAAAAATTGGATTGGGATTCTATCATAAATCCTAAAACAAATAGTCCACAAAGAAATGGAGATGAACTTCCTAATTTTTAAAAAAAATTCATACTGATTATCAGACATTTAAATAATATTTTTATTTTTTTTAAAAAAAAGTTTTGTTTTTTGTGTAACTTTTTTTAATTTTGTACGTATAAATTAAAGAAAACAAAATTTTATAACTATTTAGAATTAAAATCATTTAAAGATGAAAACAGTATTAACATATACAGCAAATATCCCCGCTATGCCGATGAACGGCTTAGGGAATGGGTATGCCCCTGCCGATTATAGCTTGGGAGAAGCGAGTGTGTTATACTTTAAAGTAATCTTATGATAGATTAGATTTAAATAAAAAAAATATAACAAAAGCTCGTTTCGAAAGATTCGAGCTTTTTTGTTTTACAAACGTTTTTTGACATATTGGTGATGAAGTTGAAAGCTAACAAGGTTAGCAAATTTCTGGGTGTGGAGGAATTGGTGCCTCGCCTGCTTTGGGAGCAGGAGCTTAATGCAGGTTCGAGTCCTGTCACCCAGACAAATAAAATGGCTACGGCGCATAATGGCTGGTGTACCCGACTGTCTATCGGGCGTGAATAACGTAGAGGGTTCGATTCCCTTCGTAGCCGCAAATAGCCTTAAATATCCAAGTAACCCCTTGGTGGCTTTATAAATTGGAAGGTGGGTGAGTGGTTAAAACCGACAGACTGTAAATCTGTTCTCGCAAGGGTACGGCGGTTCGAATCCGTCCCTTCCAACAAACAACGGGAAATGCACGAGAAGGTTGAAGTGGCTGGTCTTGGAAACCAGTGCGGGCACACAGTAGGTGTCTGCCAGGGGTTCGAATCCCCTTTTCCCGACTAAATTTAAAAACAATTAAAATGATAGGTCAAGGAGGCAACAGCTTGGACGCCTGAGTAAGCACGATAGGGTCGAGCTAAGAAAAAAAGAAATTGGAAGTAAGAAACATAGAAAACTTAGAAAATATTCTG